TGTCTCACACTAAGTGTGTCACACACTAGTGTTAAACACCTTAGTGTTTAACATGTCTCACACTAGTGTAAGACACACTAGTGTATACTAGTGTATATATGTGTTAGAACGGAAGGTCGTCAAACACCTCTTGCAGCTCAGAGACCTGTTTGAGCCATTTCTGGTATTCAGGGTCTGCCTCCAGTTGAGCAATGATGTTGACCTCTTCCTCTGAGGTTGGTGAGCAATCGAGTTCAGTCATTTCTTTTCTCCTTTTATTAAACGCTCTACAAGGCGTGTGTAAGCCCTGACAAGGGGGTAGGGTGCAGACAGTCCAGATCGTGCCATTAAACGGCTTATTTGCTGCTTGTCGAGCCTAATATGCGTGGGGGTGTGTTCCAACTTCATGTCCTGAAGTATTTGCTTACCCAGGTTGGACTGCTTTTCTATAGCGTTAAACGCTTCTTCTTCCTCCGGTGTCCAGTCTTTTTCAGTCATGTTTCTTCTCCTTTATGCCGTTGGCGGCTAACCACCCCTGCCATCGGTTACGAACGTGCATATTTTTGTAGGTATGTCCGTAACGCTCAAGCGGCTGCACATATTCAGCTTTGTGCCAGCTTTCAAACTTGACACGAGCTTCCTCATCCGTCAGCCCAACCCATTGCCGCTGTGATGGGGTGGCTTTGACAGGCGTTACCCACATGGATGCAACATTGCCCGACGATGGGTCTTGGTCATACACCCAAGGCAGTTCCGCATCTCGGACATTTGGAATGGCTCCTCGTGGAGGTGTCGGCTTGTAGATTTTGAATGCCACAGGCTCAGGCTCTGATTGTGCCAATGCTTTTTTGATGGCGGTAAGGGCGTTGTCAACAAGGTGTGCATCTCGTTTTCCAAGTTCATACCCGCTGTAATCATTGATGCACAACGCATCCAGCGCCTCCAGCGCCATGCGTAAAGTTTCGTCTTTAGTCATGCTTAGCCTCTCTTAATGCTTTAAGTTCATTTCTCAGGCGTGTGTAGCCTGCGTAGTGCAGGGCCATCTCATAAGAGCCATCCTGTGCGCTCTGCCAATGTGCCTGTGCCTCTTTAATCTTTTCCATCTCAGCGAGTATTTGTTCTTCAGTCATTCTTCACCTCTCAACATGATTGCAGCCACGAAACAAGCGATACCGCAGAGATTGGCTAACCAAATTGGCAAGTTAGGGGCTAGGTAAACGGCACTCATTAAAAATGCAATCTGTGAGGTTTTCATTCTTCACCTCTTGCTCGGATTTTTAAACTTACTATTCCAGTCATATATCCAGGATGCTCATCACATACCTTTGCACATGCCTCACGCTCATGCTCTGCTACCAGTTTGGCAAAGGCTTCAATCTCGTCTGGATAACAAACGTAATCGCAATCATCATGACCCAAACGCTCGAAACCTGCTTGTTTAGCCATCTTAATTATTTCTTCTTTAGTCATTCTTGTTCCCTTGCTTTCATCATTGCATCTGCCATATCGTAAGCAAGACCCGCCCAATTGGAATAAATACCGACTTCACCTCTTGTTGCGCATCCAGTGATTGCCGCTTGCATCGCCTTGGCCGCAAAGTAATCGCGCAAGTCCATGCCAGCTTCAGGTTGACCCCAGCCTTCCCAGCGTGGGTTGGGGAACGCTGGCTGTGTGTATTCTTTAGTCATGCTTCACCTCTGGCTTCAATTGCTTGTCGAACATGGGATTCCATTTGTACTGTTCCGCCATTAAACGCTATTGCATCCACCGCTAACTGAGCGCACACCTTTCGCTCATGCTGTGCTACCAGTTTGGCAAACTTTACGGGGTCTAATTCGCCAGCAACATAGTCACCATTGCTTTCAATAATCAAGGCTTGGTCATATAGTTTTGCAATTTGTTCGTTAGTCATGAGTGACAACCTCCCATTCACGTTCAGCCCTGCTACTAGGGGACGACACTTTGTAACCTGTGAGGCAGACAGCTCCGATCTTTTGCAGCTCCGACATGCGTCTAAACACTTGAGCTGGGTCAAGTTCTGTCACCAGGGCAATACCGTGACAACCCATAGGGCCAAACTGATTTAAAGCCTCTAGGATGCTGTCGTAATGCTTGGTAGTAGGTGCGTGTCTCCCTGCCTCTTTCGAGGTCTCAGGATCGTTTTTACGTGCGCGTGGGGGGGTGAACGTGTAAATCATAGATAAACCTTTAATGAGTTAGGGCAAGGATAGTGAGGGATAAGACGATAGCAGTGCAGCATATCGTTATCAGGTCAGAGAGGTCAAGAGGTTTTGACGTGTATACAGTGATAGCGCACGAGTTCTCAGGATCATTAGGAAAGGCTTCCGCTAATGACCTGGGGAATGTGCGCGTTGTGGGCCAATCGTTATCCATGAGTAACCCCCAGATACATCAAGACAGCAGCAGGCCCAGCAAACAGGCCTACAAACAAAAAAGAATAGAACAGGTCTTTTAAAAACGCTTTCATGTGTTTCCCCTTAAGTTAGGACAGCTCAAAGCGAGCTCACCAGGGCACTGTCACTACCCTAGTAAAACGCTTTACGCTGCTGCTACCAGCTCGGCACAATCAAGACTGTTGATGTGATCTGCTGCCTTTTGTGCTAAAGCTGCTGCCTTAAATATCGCCTTAGAGTCATCCCGACAGGCTTTTAACCAGTGCTGAATGTAGCCACTATGCCTCAACTCACCCTGAATCCGATAGTCTTGGCATAGGAAGGCAGCGCCCATTTCTGCTACCAGCTCCTCGAAAGCATAGGCAGGATCTCCGAAACGCTTTCCGAATTTACGATCTAAACGTTTCTCGCACCCCGTCCAATGAGTGAGCTCATGAAACAATGTTGCGTAATAACTCGCCTCATTGTCAAACGCTGATTTATGGGGCATTTGAATCCGATCAGCAGAGGGCATGTAAAAGGCAGCATCCCCCCCATGGCTGATGATTGCACCAGTTTTAGCGATCCGATCCTCTGCTGCCTCAATACTGTTAAAAGGCTTGTCTGTCACTGTTGGAGCTGCCATGCTGACACCCTCAACTTGATTGACGTTAAAAACCCAGTATGCCTTTAAGACTGAGTAAGTCTCTGTCTCGCCTGTAACCTTGTTGAGTTTGTTTGCGACAGGTTTAAAAAAGACAATTTGAGTACCTTTCTCGCCTTTTTTAACAGTGCCCCCCAGCTCCTGCCATTGTTTGAAGCTGCCCCAGACTGGATTGTCAAACCCCCCTGCCATTGCACTGAGGCCCAACAACAAACGATTTATACCCTGGTAGGGTTTGTTTGACAGCACATTCTTATCTGCTGTACTGTCTGCCTTCCATGGTTTAACCCAAGGAGTAGCGCCCTTTTCCAATTCGGAGATGATGCGATCAGTTACAGATTGGTAAATTGTTTCACTCATGGGTACTACCTCATTCAAGTTAAGTTAGGAATGACACTTTGTCGGTGTCGGGATCTAGTATACTAGGAAAACATCAAGTCAACATGTTTTCTCAAATTATTTTTAGATAGAGATCTAGTTTAGATCTAGTGTTTTATCACTTTAAGTAATGATCGGACACTTGTCCTAGATGACACACTAGTGTTACACTAGATTAAACTAGATCTCTAGTTCTATGTGTCTTTAGTGTGTTACTAGTTAGAGACCATTAGAGTTGAGACAAGGGGCTGGGTGTATGTCACCCTTCCCCCTTCCCTGTAACTAGTTTTCTATCCCTTTTCCCTTCCCCTGTGCTAACTAGGGAATGGCCCTCAAATGCTTAGTGCTAAGTCATAACGCATGCTGTCTGGTTCTTGAATGGGGACGGAGGGGGTGAAAAGGTGTGCCCCCCACATTACCCCCCCAGAAGAATTTTCTAGTTTTCCGCAGGAAACCCTGCTACTATTCCCCTGCAATTCGCAGTTGCACTTGTTCACTTTATGCCCGCCACTTGTGCGGGCTTTTTTTTGGGCTGAGTGAAACGAAGACCCTGGTGCTTGCGTGCAAGCAACTTATCTAGTAGTATCTGCACACATGTAGAGAGGGTTGTATGCCTAGTGTGAAGATAGAGATAGATAGAGATATAAAGATGCCTGTAAGTCGGGTGGTGTATGACTACCCTTACGAGGTGATGGACATAGGGGATTCTTTTGTTGTGCCGCTGGAGGCTAGAGCGAAGGTGCTCAATGCCAACTACAGGGCTGGCAAGCGGCTTGCTAGGGCTTTTGAGGCACGAACAGAAGAAGGTAGGGTCAGAGTATGGAGAACCAGATAAAGGTGCTGTATGGTTGATTTCCTCTGGATGGATGAAGATGAACTCAGGTGGCAATGCAACCTGTTGTTGATCCGTCTTTACCAGAGTGAGGCCGTGCGGGTGATGCAGCAGCAGCAATTACAAAAAGTTTATGAGACAGGTTATGAGTGTGGCGTTACGGACACAGTTGTACGAATCGCGCTTGCAGATGAAAAGAGAAATGCTTGTTGCCATGCACTGCACTAGGAAGCAGCAAAAGATTAAGCTAGCTAAGTCTTGGAAAGCAAAATACAGTGAGTGGCATTACAAGGAGTTGATCCGGCTGGCTAGGAACAGAGATGTTGCTTGGGAGATAGCAGGGTGGACAGATGAACAAATGGGGAAACCATAATGAAATTTAATCTCCAGCAGTTCTACAAGTTCTGTGCAGAATTGAAGATTGAGACTAAGGAAGCTGGCTTACAGAAGATGGGTAAGCTGCTGGGTACTCAGACCTACACGATGAGTGAGATAGCAAAAGGGCTAGACAATGACATTCACTTCTTTGTTATCCTCAAGGGTCGTCAGTTGGGTATCACGACAATATCGTTGGCTCTCGACCTCTACTGGCAGTTTACGCACCCAGGCTGGCAGGGAACGCTGGTGGCTGATACGGAGGAAAACCGTGACATGTTCCGCTCGACTCTGGGCATGTACATGGAAGGACTTCCCAAGCAGTACAAGATCCCGTTATCTGCCCACAATAGAAACCAGCTTGTACTCAAGAACAGATCAAGAATTTTTTATCAGATCGCTGGCAATAAATCTCGTTTGGGGCAAGGCAAGGCGATCACTTACCTTCACGGCACAGAAACTGCCTCGTGGGGAAACGAAGAGGGATTGGCCTCTCTGATAGCCTCTCTTGCTGAAAAGAACCCTGAGCGGCTCTACATGTTTGAGAGCACCGCACAAGGCTTCAACATGTTTCACGACATGTACAAGACTGCTAAGACTGCTCGTACCCAGAAAGCCATCTTTTGTGGCTGGTGGCGTAACGAGTACTACATGATTGATGCTGAGACTCCTGAGTACAAAGCCTACTGGAACGGCAGACTAAAGCCTGAAGAGAAGGAGTGGGTCAAGGACATTAAGAAGCTCTACAATTACGAGATCAACTCCCGCCAGATAGCCTGGTGGCGATGGAAAATGACAGAAGGGATTAAAGACGAGTCCCTGATGTACCAAGAGTTTCCCCCTACAGAAGACTATGCCTTTGTGATGACAGGCACTAGCTTCTTTTCTAACTCCCGCTGTACAGACGCAGCCAAGATTGCGAAGACAAAACCTTATGAAGCCTACACCTACGTGTTTGGTAGTCTGTTCCAAGACACCCAAGTCGTGCGAGCAACTGAGCGACTGTGTACACTCAAGATCTGGGAGCAACCCATTGACACTGCTTACTACGTCATCGGTGCAGATCCTGCCTACGGATCCTCAGACTGGGCAGACCGATTTTGTATTCAAGTGTATCGAGTCTATGCTAACGGTCTCGACCAAGTGGCTGAGTTTGCCACCTCAGAACTCAACACCTACCAGTTCGCCTGGATCATCGCCCACCTTGCCGGAGCATACAAAAACTCCACCCTTAACCTTGAGGTTAACGGCCCGGGACAAGCAGTTATTAACGAGATCCGCAACCTGAAACGCCATGCAGCCGCTACAGGAGGCGATATGGGCCGTGGCCTTATGGACGTCCTTGGCAGTATGCAAAACTACATCTGGCGGCGTAATGACACCCTTGGTGGGCTTTCTAACTCCGTGGGGTACGTCACCACTCACAACTCTAAAGAGCGGATGATGAACTACATGAAGGATTACTTTGAGCGCGAGATGATGAAAATCTACAGCATGGACACGCTCGAAGAAATGAAAACCATCGTGCGTGAGGACGGCTTCTTGGGAGCACCTGGTCGCGCTAAGGATGACAGAGTGTTGGCCTCTGCCCTTGCTGTGGTGGCCTACGCTGAGCAAGTGCAACCAAGATTGATAGCTCAAAAGATCACACGCGAGATCTCTAAGAAGCAAGAAGAAATGACGCCAGAACAGATTTCTGTGGGTCGCAACGTCAGCAATTACCTGAAAGGGATTGGTCTCTATGGATCCACGCCCATTGCCTAAGAAAGAGCTGCTACGGCAGGTTAAACGTTTCCTGAAAGACCCTCATCGCGGTATCTCTCAGGTAATGTTCTCAGAACTGTGCGGCATCTCACAGACGCTTATGGAGCGGGTCTTCTTGATAGAGGACTTACCCATGACAGAGACAACCCAGATACGGGTTAACAAGGGATACAGAGAATGGAAAGAAGGCCGTGTGCGTGTGATGCGTCGCAAGGACATGACACGGTTTGTGGAGTACAAACAGAAGGCTGAGCCAGTCATCGTGCCCAGTATGGGGGTCAAAATGACCTCTGACGGGCCAAAAATCTCGCTGGGAATGGTCAACCGACGAGATTATTCA